TCTCTACAAGAAGAAAAAGATGCAGTACAAAACCTTGGTGGTACGCTTACTAACGTAACCATTAGTGGTAACTTAAACGTAGGTAATAACCGGATGACAAACGTCTCTCCCGGTATATCTGCTACAGATGGTGTCAACAAACAACAAGTTGAAGACATCACAACAAACAACAATACAGTATTAGCAGGTCACGCTACAACCGCTACAACTCAGGCAACCGCAGCAGCAACAAGTGCGACTTCAGCTGCTACACAGGCAACAGCCGCTGCAACGTCAGCTACAGCTGCCGCAGCTAGTGCAACGCAAGCTGCAAACGCCGGTACAAACATGGCGAACCAAGTTGCAGACGCACAGAAGTATGCAGCTAATGCTTATAATACTACATTTACTACATCTGCCGGTGTCACCGGACAGTTATCTGCCCTTCACTATGCTCAACTAGCTAACACTTATGCAGGCTTTACAGTTTTCTATGGTTTCAATAGAACTACAGCCGGTGCATTAAAGTTAGACTATGCTACTGCTGCTGATACTGCTACATATAAAGTAGAAGATTATCAGTACAAAGGCGAAGCACAGTGGCACATAGGCGACTCCGCAGCCTTGCACTCAGCAACATCAGGTGGAACTCAAGGAACTCCCAGATATTCCCTAAATTCATCTGGACATTTAATATTAGATACAACAGCTTAAAATGGCACAAATAGATTTAGGCAAACTGAAGTTTACTTGGAAAGGTACATGGAGTACCGCTTCTGCCTACGAGGTTGATGATGTAGTATTCCACAATGGGTCTAGCTATATTTGTATACTAGACGCATCAAATACTACAAACTCACCAGAACAAAACTCAACGAATTGGACAGTCATGATGCGTGGTGTAAACTACGTAGGTACATGGTCTAGTTCGACAAACTACTATAGAGGTGATATTGTTCTCTATAATAGTAATGCGTACATAATGGATTCTGACAGCGTTAGTCCATTAACAGGTACAGCATATACACCCGGAACAACAGCTTCCGCAAACCATTGGAAAGTTCTCTCAACAGGTACAGCCGGTTCATACACTACAGCAGGCGATATCGAGTACAGAGATAATGATGGTACAAACTCAAGATTACCAATAGGTGCTTTACAATCTAACTTAATTGTAGAGAATAATCCTAAAGAATCTTTCCCTGCCGGTACAACAGTTATATACGAACAGGTACAACTACCGGGAGCTACACCGGCTACAAATGGTAAGAGTGCTTATTTATTTAAAGACGATCATCCTACAGCTGCAAACGCTTCATACACAGTTACTGTAGCAGCAGGCAAGTTTGTAATAGGTGGTGTAAGTCAGCAGGCACTTACATTAAAGACTGGAAGTACATATACATTTGACGTTAGTGATGCTACTAACAATGGGCACGTCTTAGCATTTAATGCGAGAACAGGTGCAAGTAATACTACATTTGACTTCGAGACAGCTGCTGTTGCAGATGGAGTAACAAGATCAGGCACACCGGGTACATCTGGTGCGACTGTTACTTGGGTAGTACCACACTTAGGTTTCTTAGTATACGAATACTATTGTACACAACACAGTGGTATGGGTGCAGGCATTACATGGACATCATCTACAAAGATTGCCGGAAGATTATTACATAGTGACGCACATCCTACTATTGACCTAACTAGAGGTTCACAGTATACATTTACATTCCCATCAGCTACAGGTATGACATATTCTGTCAAAGACCCTAATGCTAGTAACTATAGTACAGCCGGTACTAATGGACGTGTAACTGCGGGTGTAACACCTGACTCAGTTTCTGGTGGCGGAACTATAGCTGTTATAGCAAGTAGCTCAACACCTGCGTCATTAAAAATACGTGACGAAGGTATGTCAGCTGACGAGATCAATGTTACCTTACATAACATGTTCTTCAAGCCAGTATGGTCTGGTGGTAATAAGTCACTAAATAATGAGCACAGACAGCCTTCTGATACACATTATAATAATATACAGTATAATACATTCGCTAACCACGATATCAATAACTATACAGAAAGTCTATTACCTCAGCTTGATTACCTTAAGAAGTCTGGTAGAGGATTTAGATATGGAACTTGTAAACTTGGTTATAGACAGAATGGTATAATCTCAGATAGACATTATACTTTCTGGGGTAATATGTATCACAACAACTCTAACGGTTACTACTATGGAGGTGCGATTGGTACAGGATGTACTTCTTATAACGGAACAAATGACAGACCTTGGAACTCTAACTGGAGAACTCCTAAGTTCTGGATAGAAGCTCTTGCAGGCAACAGTGATTATGCACATTTCTTAACTGATACAGAAGGAAATGATCTTGGTTTTCTTGATGTAGATGGTAATGTCGTAGTTGACAAGCCAAGACTCAAGCAAGTACATAGAGGTAATAAAACAGCTTATTACTTATATGAAAATGGTATTGTAACCTTTGCAGGCTATGGTGGCTATGGTGGAGAAGGATTTGGTAAAAGTAATACTCAGTATTCTGAAGTAGCAGTAACTTTCCACGATGAAAGTTCTACAGTATTATCAGGTACAAACTATCCTAAGATTAAACAGTTTGAGTTTAGTAATGCACATCATGGAGACAATGGTCACGAATCATACTTCTCTATGTATGCAGTAGATACTGAGGGTAGAATGTATACTATGGGATATAACGGCTATGGTCAGTTAGGTGACAACACTACAACTAACAACTACTACTTTAAGAGAATAGCTCAGTCTAACTTTAATAACGAGAAGGTACTCTATATGACTACATCTGGTTATTACTATACTTCAGTATTTGCAATTACTGAAACAGGTAAAGTATACTCTTGGGGTAGAAATAATAGAGGTCAACTTGGTTTAGGTAATACAACTCAGTTTACTACACCACAACATATGACAGGTGTAGCCGGTTCTAACTTGCTTAATAAAAAAGTTATTCACATCGAAGCTATGCAAGATGATGATGACCACGGTAAGACTTATTTCTTAACTGATGAAGGTAAGTTATACTTTTGTGGTTATATGCAAGATTATGGTGTTTATAATGGTTACTATGACTCAGGAAACAACAACCAGACATTACCTGTAGAGCTAACTAATGCTTCTACATTATGGAATAGTGATAATCAAAAAGTTGTTTACTTTGTAACTACAAATACTCGTTATAATACTATTTATATAATTACTGACGGCGGTACAACAGGTTTACCACAAAAAGTATATGCTACTGGTGCTAATAACAGAGGTCAGCAAGGTACAGGTACACACTATAGTAACCCAACAGGTTCTTCTAGCATGGGTACAGGTAACTGGTTTGGAGCTGAGATTATGTTCCGTGACAGAGGTCAGGATTGGAACAACCAGTCTAATAACAACATGGTTAACGAAGTCTACGGTAACTGGGCATCATTCCAGTCAGGCGGAGCTAACTACGGTAAGATGAAAATTGGTAAGATTGTTAAGATTTTCCCTGCTGCTCATAGTGGCGAAACCTATAACAGATGTGTGTTACTTGACGAGTTCGGTAAATTATACTGGACAGGTCACTGGGACTATGATTTGGAACCAAACCTAGAAAGAAACAATGCTACCGACTTTAACTACGGACTTATTACAGCTGCTAAAGGTTATTCATCTGGTGGTACATCAGGTGCAAACCCTGAAAACGACACAGGTCGTAACGCTTTCTTTATGCAAGTTAACAGCTTACCCGGTAAGTGTATTGACTTTAGCCACACCGGTGCTTCATACGGTGAAAATGGTTGGTCAGTAGTAACTGACAGTGGTACATTATATGTTGGTGGTTATGACGGTTGGAATCAATCCGGATTCGATCAAGGAGGTCATCATGGCTTCTGGAGATATCAGTACATATTAGGAGGACAGGCTTAATGTTTACAATAGATAAGATATATAAATATGCCCTAACAGGCAAAACTGAAGCTTGGGGAGTCGGTCTATCCGACCCCGGCGGCAGTAAAAAGTGGGAAAAAATCGGACCTGACGTTGTTATTGCAGAGAAAGATTTTGACCCAAGTAAAATAGTTAATGATACATGCACATTAACTGAGATAACAGAGGCAGATGAACTAGCTGCTGTTAAAACAAAATGGAACATATCGTAATACCGTTTGCAGAAATACCAGATTTTGAAACGATAGAAACGATAGAGATACCGTTGCCAAGTGCAGACGTACCTTTTTATAAACCTATGGTTGTACCTCCGAGTGATCTTAAAGAACCGGAGGATACACAACCTGTAGAAACAGAAGCTCCGCCTGCACCTACACTAACTTTACCACCCTTACCACCTATACCTATACCACCGGCTGAAGTATTAGTTACTACAACTGTGGCAGCTGTTACAGCAGTAGCGGCTACAACTGTTGCACAGCCAGTTATAGAACAAATTAAGAAACGATTACAGAAGTTCCTACAAGGTAAGATAAATAAATGGAAACAAAACCGCCAGAAAAAAAGGGA